GAGGACGACCATGCCGTCAGGGACCCTCGCTCCGGTGTAGGGGTTGAACGAGTACATCTTGCCGTCGGTGGTGTTGTACTGCGTGACGAGCTTGGCGAGCTTGGGCGTCCTCGGGGCGGTCTTGGTGAGGTACTTCAGCTCAAGGGCGGAGTCCGCGAGCTTCTTTTTCAGCTCCTGCTCGGCGTCCTGCGCCGCGGCCTGAGCCTGCTGCTCGCGGATCTTGTCTCCGCTGCTTTGCCAGCTCTCCAGCCCCTGTTGCAGGCCGACCCACCCAGACCCCCAGCGGTTGGGCTTGGCCGCGGCGAGGAAGGCGCGCGACAGACGCTGCAGGTCGCTCGGCACCGCCATCTGGCGCGCCTCACGGATCTTCCGACCGTACTCGTCGTACGCGGCGCTCGTGCTCTGCTTGAGGGACGCGAGCGTGCCCGCGGGCAGAGCCATGCTCTGTTCCTGCGGGGCGATCGTGGAGAGGGCGCCGGAGGCCTGCGTCGAGTCTTCGTCTTCGGGGTCCATCAGCCGCTCCTAGATGTAGCCCTTGCTCTTCAGCCAGTCGAACACTTCCGTGGCGGTGGCGAGAGCCGTGTTGATGTTGCTGGCCGTCGTCGGGCCCGGGCCCGCAGGCGTGCCCTGCGGCTCGTACCCCTTGTACGTCTCGCCCTGCGGGATGCCGCCCTGCAGGGTCTTGGCCGTCGCGGCGGCGTCGTTGATGCGCTTCTGCTTGTCGGCCTGCTCGTTGATCCAGTCCTGATACGCGACGTCGTAGTTCTTCTGGACCTGACCCTGCTGCTTGTCGCCGATGGTGGACAGGGCTCCGGCGCCCGTGAGCCCGAGGGCCTGCTGGCGCGCCGCCATGTCGCCCATCTGCGCGGCGGTGGCGCGGCGGGAGGTGATGTCGCCCGCGCCGAGGGCGCCAGCCGTCTGGCCGAGGCCCGCGATGCGCGACAGGTCGGTATTCGCGGCGCTCAGGGCTCCGCTGTAGCCGGACGACAGGGCCTCGGCCTGCTTGGCCGTGATGCCCTCCATCGTATCGCGGATGCCCCGACCGATCATCTCGGCCTGACGCGACCCGCCGAACTGCCCCGACTTGATGAAGCGGTCGCTGATCTCCGGCAGGATTTGCTCGCGCAGGGTGCGCGCGCCGAGTTCCCCGATGCGGTTGACCACCGCGTCTTGGTAGGGGTTCATGTATTGCTGCACCTGAGACGCCGACGTCTGCGCGGCGCGGTTCAGGTAGGGCTGGGCGGTCTCAAGGCCGCCCGGCGCGTTCATCAGGCCCGCCGTGGCGCCCTGAGCCGCGTTCAGGCCCGGCTGGTAGGAAAACGCCGCGTCCTTGGTGGCCGCGAACCCAGCCTGCTGGTCGGGCGTGAACCCCGCGACGCGCGGGCCCTGATAGGTCAGGTACGGGGCGTCCATGACCGCGCGCTGGTTCGACAGCACCTGCATGGTGTAGTTGTTGTACCAGTCCGGCAGGACTGTCGTCTTGGTGTAGGCCTTCGGCTGAACGGCGGCGTTGCCGCTGTTCAGGAAGGTGGTCATGCCGTCGTCGGTGCCTGTGGGCATCTTAGGTTCGTCCTCCGCGCAGGTAGGCTTCGGGGGGTTTGGCGTTAGCGCTGAAAGCCCCCTTGGCGAGCTTCCTGCCCTTGTGCTTGCGGATGTTTACACGGAACTGGTCGAGGCGGTCAGCCCCGGCTTTCGTCGAGCCGTCTCCGAGCAGGGCCACGGTCTCGGCGTCAATGACGTACTCCCCGTCGCTCAGGCGGGCCGGGATCTTGTCGTCGCGCCCGGAACCCATGCCGCGCACGGCGAAGCCGCCGCGGGCGAAGTCCTCGGGGTTGGCGGACGGCGCGGGCATCGGCAGCGGGCGGGCGACCACGTCGCGGAACGGCGTGGGGTTGGTCGGCGCTTGGTTGTAGACGCCCGCCTCGTAAGGCGTCGGGCCGGTGAAGGTTGGGCCTGCGCCGGGCAGCGTAGACGCCGCAGGAACGCCGCTGACAGCGAACGGCGAGGTCGGGGCGGTGGGCGACTGGGGGGCGGTTCGCGCCAGCCGTTCGTTAACGGCGGCTTGCGCATCGGCCTCGGTCGCGTAGTCCCGCCAGAACACACCGTTCCCGGCTTCCCCGGTCTTGGCGTAGAACTTCCCGCCGTGAGACACGACCTTTGAAGGGTCAGCCTTGTCCAGCACCGCGCTGGTTTGCGCCCACGCATCGTTCTGCGCCTTGATCGCGGCGCGCGAGTTCGCAGACTGAACCGCGTAATCCGAGGCGTACTTGTCGGCCTCTTCGCGGGTGTTGAACGTCGCCCCTGTGTCACCGATCATCACGGTGTATCCGCCGGGCCCACCACCGACGCGCGGCGTGAAATTGGGGACCGGCGGGCTGTCGTTGGTCGGCTCAGGCCAGTAGCCGCCCGCCACCTGAACATCAGGCGTCGGGGTCACGTTGGCCGCAAAGCCGGTGGGCGACGGGAGGATACCCGACGGGCGCTGCGGCGTGCTGTTCAGGAACGCGACCTGCCCGCGCTGCCCGTAAGTGGCCCACTCCTCGGGCGTCATGCTGACGTTGCGCGCTGACATGTCGGCGAACGGCCCGGAAGGTGGCGGGAGCTTGGCGCGGAAGATGTCGGGCAGGCTGCCCGGGGTGCCCGCGTCGAGCACGCCAGCCGGAAGCGATGCGGGGCCTGAGCCTTGCGTCGCGGTCGTGACGCCGCCTGACACAAGCGACAGAAGTTTGAGCCAGTCGGCCCAGCTCATCCCGGCGGGCTTTTTGCTGTCGTCCAAACTGTCGTCGCCCGGATCGCTGCTGGTTTCCCCGTCGTCCGTGCCGCTGAACGTATCGGTCCCGGGCAGACTATCTTCACTGGGCTCGACGACAACTTCCGAGACATCGGTCGCAGGGGTTGTGGTTACGGTGCTGAGGGCTCCGCCCGGCAGGCTGTCGTTACCACCGCCCTCGACGACGACTTCCGAGACCGACGGCTCGGCGGTCTTGGGGGCGGCGGTCACGCTGGTGAGAGCCCCGACGCCAGCGCCGGTCAGTGGGTCCGTGCTGGCGGTAACGTCCACCCCCTCGATGGTGTTGCCGACTGTGTCAGCGCCCGTGCCGCCCCGCATGACGTTCTGGCCGCCCGCTCCGGTAACGGCGGAGCCCCCGACTGCACTAAGTGCGCCACCAGTCACCGCGTCAACGCCGCCCTTGACGCCTTGGACAATGACCTCTCGGACGGTGTTTCCCGCGCCGGTAGCCGCTTTGCCGAGGGTGTCGGTGACGACGTTCCCCGCCCCGTCGACGGCGCGCGTGACCGCGTTGAGAGGCTTCATCACGGCGGAGTAGCCGTTGTACATAGCCTGCCCTATGGGGCTCTCGCTGTTCGCCAGCACCTTGCCCAGCTTGCCGACGGCAGTGCCCCCGACGTAGGTCAGGCCCGCGCTCAGCGCGGCGCGCTTGACAGTCTCCTCGAAACTGCGCCCCTGAGCCACGGACGACAGCGCCGAGCCCGCGGCGGAGCCCACGGCAGCCCACGCCAGACCGATGCCCGGCGCAAGGATGGCGCCGATGATCGGCAGGGCGAAGTCGGCCACCTTGCCGAGCAGGCTTTGCTTCTTGGGGTCCCAGCGCTCCTCGGCCATGGACACCCAGCCGCCCTCGTCGGTCGGCTTCTGGATGGCCCACGCCGCCGTGCGGCCTTGGTTCTGGGATATTGAGTTGGCGACGGCGGTGGCGGTTTGCGCCGCCTCGGGCCCCGCCCCCTCGAAGACGACATCACCCGTCATCTTGTCGACGAGACGGATCTTCTGCCCGGGGGCAACCATCACGGCGCCCGCGAAATCCCCGTCGTTGGTGTAGGCCGCGTAGTAGGGGGTGGCGTAGCCCTTGTTCGGATCGGCAGGCATGAGCTGCGCGTTGCGGAGCGGCGACTCCGGCTTCGGCGGGTCGCCGGGCGTCGCGCTCGCAGTCCCGTAGCGCCCGCGCTGAACGGCGCCGGGGCTCACGGCGAAATCGCCGCGCTCGCCCTGCAGGACTTCCGGGTTTACAGCAAAGCCTTCAGGCATCAGTTCACCTCGAGCAAGGGATAGACGCGCTCGGCCCAGTCGCGCCAGTCCTCAAACTGATAAGGGTTGGGGATCGCCTGCTGTGTGAACGGTGATGCTCGCACGAAGCCGATGGCCCAGTCCTGCCAACGCGCTTCGTCCTCCAGCTTGCCGAAGGACCACGCATCACTCACGGAGAGGATAACACTATCCGCCCAGTCTGTCAGCGTCATGTTTCGAGGATTGATCATCCGATCATCGTCCCGTCGCCCGGCTGGAAGTGCCCAAGGATCAGGCCCATCTGGTAGTCGCCGCCCACCACGTTCGACGCGAAGCGGAAGCGCATCTGTCGGCGCTGCGTCTTGAGGTACACGACCTGATCCGTCTTGGTCGTCGCCACCGCCGGAAATGGCATGAACGGCCCCTCAACTTCCGGCGAGCGGGTGTTGAAACGGCCATGCACCGACAAGGTCATTTCACCAGACTGCACGAAGTCGGGCTCAATGCAGAGCACCTCGAGCTGCTTGTTGACCTGCCCGGAGACGGGGAGGGATATCTCAGCCGTCTCGAAGAACGAGTAAACGGGCAGCGTCGATATGCCGTCCACCTCGTCGACGCCGGTCTCGTGGATCCAGAGCTTGTACCCGCTGGGCGAGGACTGCACGCCGGTCAGCAGCGGCTTGCGGAACACGGAGGGGGACGTTCCGGCGGACCTGCCGCCGTTCGGCAGCTCGCAGTCGTACCACGTGTTTTCGCGCACATTGTAGATGACGGCGTGACTGCACTCCGTCGCCTCGCCGCGCGGATAGCACCACCAGATTTCCCCGTAGCGGGGCACTTTGAAGGCGAAGACCTTCTGCGCGTAGTTGACGTTCAAGCCGTCGAAAAACCAGTTGATGTTCATGGCGTTGGGCACTTCGCGCACCACGCCGTTGAACATGAGGAAGCGGTCGACCCCTACCCAATAGAACACCCCGTCGTACTCAATGGCGCCGTTGGGTGAAAGGATGGAAGATTCGGTGCTGATGGTGTCGAACTGAAAGACCTCGGCGCCGCCTACGAAGGTGCCTCGCACGAGAGCGTCCAGCGACCAAAACAGGCCGGACGGAGAGTTGCCCGGGCCTCCGCGAAGGGGCACGCCCTTTACGATCTTCTGCGACGCAACGTTGGCGGACCCGCTGCCTGTGCCGTTGAAGTCGGTCGGATCGCCCGCCACGGACCACGCCACGTAGCCGTCCGTTCCGTAGATGAAAGTGTAGGGGTGCAGCGACACGACGCCGCCCGTGCAGTTGCCGCCTGTCGGCAGGGTGATCGCCGTCAGCGCGCTGGTGCCAAGCAGGGGGCCTGAGAACAGCTGGCCGCCGCTGCTGTTGGCGATGTTTACACCGTTCGGCGCCACCTGTGCGATCAGTAGGTTCTGCGTGCTATCGCTGTCCACGTCAAACTGCCAAACGTTGGCGGTGTTGGCGGTGAAGCCCGACGCCGGGGTGCGGTCGGTAATGGCCGACGTGTTGTTGGTTGTGTCGACCGTGAAGCGTTCAATCTTGTTGGCCGAGCCGGAGTGGACGTAGGTCAGGTCGTTTTGTGTGTAGGCATGCAGCGCCCGGCTGATCTCAGACAGGTACTTGTTGATCGAGCGATAGCCGCCGATCTTCCGCGGCAGGCCGCGCTGGAAGCGGACCCACTGCCCGTCGACGTAGGCGTCGCCCTCCAGCATGGTGCCGTCGCGCTTGATGCCGGGCTGGGACTGGATGCGGATGATGTTCTCGGGCATGGAGCGCTCTTAGGTCGGGCTTGGCAGACCCCAGTAGGTCGCCATCTTGACGCGAGCCCACCAGCGCACGTTGGGAAACAAATACGTGTCGTCGGCGCCGGACCAAATGGGATGAAGCCCGTCGTTGCTGTCGGTCAGGGCGTCGGGGAGCGGCTTGGGCCAGCCTCCGACAGGGCCGGGGTACGCGCCGCCCGGGCCAAGATAGTTGTTGATCGCCGTGTCGCCCTGCGAGGCGGCGTAGGTCATTTCGTCGGCGTAGTAGTCCGCGAGGTTGGGGCGCCCCGTACCCGTAGTCGCCCCCACGCTGTTCATGGTCTGCCACGTGATATCCACGTTCGGGTTGGCGGTCTTCCATGTCGCGCGCATGCTGGCCATGTTCAGCAGGTGATCGGCTTGGCTGACTTGAACAGCGCCTCCGACGATGGCGCAGTCATTGATAGCAAAGCCTTCCGTCAGGATGTGCGTCGGCTTCATGTCCGCCGCCAGATATGCGTTGGCGGCGCCCCAGACAGACGTTTGGGAGCCCTTGCCCATGTTATAGACAATCACCGGCCCGACGGCTTCAGGGACGCCATACAGCGCCTGCTGCAGCCGCTCCACCCACTGCGCGGAAAGCCGACCTGTGGTCAGCGAGGTTCCGTAGGTGACGAGCGTGAAAGGCTTTCGGACCTGCCAAGTCATCAGAAGAAGCTGTCCCTCGGATCGAGCCAACCGACCACGCCACCTGCGATGGTGTCGCCCGTGTCGTTAGAGGCCGTGTAAATCTGCGCGTTGGTGTTCGTGTAGACCTGAAGCATGGTCGTCTGGTAGCGCAGGTCGAGGTTTGATCCACCCCACTGCACGCGGATCTGCGCCCAGCGAGCGCTGTTGTTGGTCGCCAGCGTGCCGTTCGGCACGCCGACGTCGGGGTCGTAGCAGCCGCTGAACGCCGGGTCTGTCGTGCTGCCCCCGCTCGTAGTGCTTTGGTAGTAAACGTCCAGCCGGAGCTTCAGGCCGAGGGGGACCTGCATGTTTCGCAGGGTGCCTGCAGCGACACCGTTTGAGGTGGTCGCGAACTCGGCGTTTCGGACCTTTAGCTGGACGTAGCTGCCGGTCTGCACGAAGCCCTTGATGTTGGCGGAAGAGTCCAAGATCACGGACAGGATGCGGCGGAAGTGCGTGTAGCCGGTCGGCAAGGTAGGGGCAGTCGCCGACTTGGAGAAAAGGACGTCGGTCACGCCGCTCGTCCCGTTGAGGATGGCGTGCACGTGCCACGTCTCGTTGGCGGCGGGCGCCGTGGCGACGTCACGCCCGCCTTGGTTTGTGCCCGCCGCCCAGACGGCGAACAGGTTCTTGATAAGGCCCGCGGTGCGCGGAATGTTCCGGCTGTTGGTGCTGTCCCGGCAATTGCCTGCCGAGACGTTGAGCGTCGTGTTGGGGTTCGTCACATCGTTGGACACGATGTACCCCGAGATGGCGCCGTTGGTCGCTTGGGCGTACCCGCTCAGGACGGAGTTCGTCGGCGTCTGGAGTTGGAAGTTGGTTCCGTCAAAGATCGCCAGATACGAGGCGGCGGGCATGAGGTCTTGAAGGTTCATGGCCGAGCCGTCGACGTTGATCAGCGGCGCCGCGGCGTTGGTCCCAACTTTCAGGGTTATGCTGCCGGACGGACTGGCCGTCGGCACTTTGAAGATTATCTGCTGGCCCGCCGACTGGGAGTACGCCACCCCCGCGGGAATTGTGAGGTCGAGCTGCGTTGGGGTCACCCCGTTCCAGACGCCCACGCCCAGAGAGAACGGCGGGGGAACAGGGATGCCGATGGCGGCTTGGGCCGCCTGCGGGGTTGCCGCCGTGAAGACCGCGATGCCGACAGACGACCCGCCCAGATTTATGCGAGCGCTCGCCGCCGTGCTTGCGCCGGTTCCGCCATCGCTGATGTTGATGGGCAGGGCGATGGACGCAGTGTCGGCTTTGACCAAGTTCGAGCCATCTGAATAGTAGATGCCCCGAGAGCCGCGAGGCACAACAAGGGGTGCAGCCTGCGCTAGGGTTCCGATGCTGAGCGTGTAGGACCCGCCCGTGGTGTCGTTCCACACCCAGTACTGCTGGATCGTGTTTGGCACGCGCACGGTGACGTTGCTCGAGAGAGTACCCACAAACTTGTACGCGACGCGGTTGAGTTCCGTGCCGCTGAGCGTGTAGGTCGAGCCGCTCACGGAGATGGACGTATAGTCGAAGGCGAACACCGGGTCCTGCCCGAGGCCCACGGTGTACCAGTTTGTTCCGTCTGTGATGAGGATCGCGCTGTCGTTGGGCTGCAGGGCGCAGGTGGATGCGCCATTGATCAGGTCGCTGCCAGCTCCGTCGACAGTCAGCACACCGGATCCGTTGTTCCGAACGCTCAGGAAATAGTCGTTGCCGACTGCGGACGCACTCGGCAGATTGAACAGCCCCGAGCTGCCCACCCAGACAAACGCCTTGCTGCGGTCTGACAGGCCCGCCGTGTACGAGGAGTTGAACAGGCTCACCTGTTGCGCTTGCGCCAACGTGTTTCCCACGGCGACCAGCCCGTAGCCCGCCAAGCTCGCCGCTTGGGCGGAGGCCGTCGCGGCGCCGAACCGGAAAGCGCGCCAAGTCCCGGCGGCGGTGGAGTTGTCGGAGAGGTACACCTGCCACTGCTCTCCGGCGTCGAGCGAGCAGAGGACCCCACCTCCGCTCTTGAGCACGGTGACGACGTAGGGCCCGAAGTTGTTGAAGAGGACCGGCTGACCCGGAGCGGTCAGCGTGGCGTCAGGCATGGTGATCGAGTAGGCGCCCGTCGGCGTCACGTCGATAATGGATGCAGCCACCAACGCCCCGGCGTTGGCCTCGAGCGGCCACTGCAGCGTGACGTCCGTCGATAGGGCGAGAGGAAGGTACGAGACGTCAGAGGGGTAGAGGTTCGAGCCTCCAAACACTTCGGTGTAGGACACCTATGCCTCCTTGCGGGCGGAGTTGCGGTCGAGCACCTTGGCGAGGTCCTCGCCGTTGAGCATGGCGGCGGCGCGGTCGTACATGCCCTGCCACACTTGGATGCGCTCGTCGTTCTTGAGGAAGGGGGTCGCCTCCAGCAGCGTGCCGTACAGCAGCAGCTGGGGCGCGTACTCAGTCAGCCAATTGGTTTGCACCGTGTCGTCCAGCAGCGGCGGCAGCTCGTAGTAGAGGATCTCGAAGGGGTACGCGGCGTCGGGTGTCGGAGCGAAGACCCAGTGGCTGTAGTCGTAGTCCGCCGTGAAGACGGGTTCGCCGGTCTCGCCCTCGTCGGGCCAGTACTGCCGGACGTACTCGTAGGAGCGCGTGTAAACCTGCTTGCGGGTGCTGTTGCCGGTCCCCGTGCCGATGTTGATCGACACCGTGTCGCGCCAGCGGTCGGGCTTGGCGTAGACGGACTGGCCGGGCGTCAGGGCGCCCGTGACGACGTTGATGAAGCCTTGGACCTTCAGCTCCCGGGCGATGCGGCGCTCGGCAAGGTTGATGAGGCGGGGGAGCTGCTCGATGATGACGGGGTCGTTGCCGAGCGTGGACCCGCGCTCAAGGTACCGCTGCACGTCTTCTTTGAGCGTGGTGAAGGTCGTCGTCGTCGCCATTGAGCACCTTGTCGGGGGCTGATGGACGCCGCAGCCCTCATCAGGACCTCGACCGTCAGTCTGTGGAGTGTATCACGCCGCCGGGCGGCAGGGAAGGATGCGTTTGAGGCTCACGCATGACACGCAAACCGGGTTGTGGCTCACGGATGGGGGTCCCATAAGCCACAAGTTATACCCGCAGGCTTGGCGCATAAGCTGGGGGCTATAAAGCAAGGGCCGAGGTTGCCCCCGGCCCTGCGACTCACGCCCGAAGCGGTGCGGGTTGATGTTTGCCCGCCTACGGGCGTCGGATTGATGTGCCAAACGGGAACCAGCCGCCCGGCGCTTCGGTGGTCGATGATCCATTTGGGAACATCGACCTTGGATAAATCCCAAACCCCGCCCAGGGGAGGAAAGGAGTATCCCTTGTGGCACCAGACGCCATCAGCGCGGGGCGTCAACCCTCTTTGCCACCCCAAGGGATTTTGTGCAGCCGAGCGGCGGAAGCGGCGAACAGGAAGGCGCAGTGATACATAGACGACCGGCGTCCACCGCAGAAAGTCTCGTGCCCGTTCTCTCCAGCCAGAGCCACGACGAGGGTTTCTACTTCGCCGTAGACGCCCGCCTCAATGTCGTCGGCTATGTTCCGCAGCATCTTCGCCGGGTCTCTGAAGTCGGGCGGTTTGATTTCCCCGACGATCTTGAGGTCTGGCTTGCTCACGCCTTGTCCACCGATCCGTTGAGGACGTAGTGGAGGAGGCGGTCTGCGAAATGCTCAAGGGAAACCACCCCGGGCGGATTCCCAACGCTCTCCTGCACCGCCAGTTTCAGGCACTCCAGACGCAGGGTGATGAGGTCGGGTTCGGGCTTGGTCGGGACGCCGAACGTGGGGCCGGTGTAGTCCTCGTGCGTCTTGGGCATCTCGGGCTCCGGGGGCTTTGCGGGGGCGATGATGCGGTAGCGGGTGATGCCTCCGTCCTCCGTCCAAAGAAAGCGGTGAGCAGGCTGCGCGTGCGACCGGGCTTTTATGCCTGCGCCATATTGCAACTCCACCTCCACCACCGTCTCCGGGTCTACCGGGCAGGTGTCGCCGGTGTGTTCGATCCAGTCGGTCATCGCTTGTCCTCCTTGAACAGGATGCCCGGCTCCACCGTGCCCGACCCCCAGATGGCCTTGGAAAGCTCATCGAGCTTCCGCTGCGCCTCCGCGGACGGCTTCGGGCTCGGCTCGGGGAACTCGCCGTCCTCCCACTGGTGCGAGGTCCAGCGGGTCATCACGGCAGCTCCTCGCCGTCCATCCAACAGCGCACCCAGTTGACGAGGGTGTACATGTCGGCGTCGCGCTTCGCCATCGGGGCGTTGCCGAACACGGGGGCGACGGGAGTGGTGTCGGCCCGCCAGTCGCCGAAGCCCTCGCGCTTTTCGAGGACCAGACGGTCTCCGTCGATCGTGACGGTCAGGGGTGTGGTGAGCTTGCCGTCCGCGCCCATGCGGAGGAAGTGGCGGTAGTTGGAAGTGTCAGGGGTGTCGGTCATGGTAGGCTCCTCTCTCCATGACGTTTTCGCCCCTGACAGCCGTCACGTCAACCCGTTAGGGTGCCACCCTTCTGGAAGTGCGAGATGGTCTTGCCGCCCGTGTACTGAAAGTGCGGGAACTCCTTCATGCGGACCCAGCGCCCGGCCCACTCCAGACCGGCCTTCTCGCCCAGCTCCCCGACGCGCTGCCACAGGGCCCCGTCGGCGCCGCGGGTGCCCCACACGGGCTTGCCGTTGCGCAGGGGGACGACGTCGTACGCGACGCGGTACTGGTGGTACGACTGGCCGCCGCGGGCCTTGGTGACGATCCTGCCGGGCTTGGTGCGCCCCTGAGCGTACAGCTCGTCCTGCTCCTGCGCTGAGCGGTACGTGCACGTGATCAGCACGTCGATGCCCTCGGCAGTGCACATTTCCATGTGCCTGCGGCAGCGCTCCTGCACAAGCGGGTGCAGGTCCTTGATGTTACGGCTTGGCATGGGATCTCCTCCAGAACTGATACCAAGGCTTGGCGGGCGGCGGCTCGATCAGGGACAGCAGGCCCACCCGCTTGGCCTCGCAGTCCTGCAGCGCGACCTCTTGCCGCACCGAGAAGACGGCGAGGTCGGCGATGGTCTTGACGTCAGCCTCCGGCCCGAGGCACGGCTGCTTGAACGCCTGCGGGATCGGCGTCCTTGCCGCCGGGGTGGCGCAGGCCGTCAATGCCAGAACGCCAAGCAGACAGGATGCCGTCAGGGACAGGCGTCTCGGCGCCGGGCGCCTCTTTGATGCGGACAGTGGCGACATTCCCCTTCTCCCGAATGACGACGGTTTTCTCGGTGTAGGCGTTGGCGGCGTCAAGCGCGCGCCGCGTTTCAACGACCTCGGCGGCGGACGCCTCGGCGCGCTTGCGCTGGATGTTGAACATCACCCGGTAGTAGCCCACCACGACGAGGGCGAAGATGACGATCCCGAAGGCGATGATCACGAGGTAGCGGTTCACGATACGATCTCCTTGACCTCCTCGGCGGTCTTCACGGCCTCGGCCTTGAGGCGGGTCAGGTCCACGAGCGTGGCGCCCGCCATGTAGACGAAAGCCAGCATGATGTTGGCAAAGATGAGGCCGAGCCCGACCCACTTCAGGGCGTCGGGCTCGTCGATCTTCCAGATGGCGACGGCGATCGCAGAGAAGTTCAACCCCGTGCAGAGGAAGGTGAACAGCCTGCGCCAGAACCACTGGACCTCAAGGACGGGCTTCATGTCGCGCTCTTCCCCAGCTCCCACTTCTGCCGCCTCCACGTCAGGTACTCCGCCATCTCGGTCAGGTCGAAGAAGGGCTTGATGAAGCGGACGGGGTCGTCAGCGTAGTCGGGGTCGATGACGGCACCCATGGCGCGGGCCCAGTTCTCGTCCTTGAAGCCCTTCTCCTTGGCGTAATGGTCCCAGTCCTTGTACGCGCCCGCACGGAAGCCGTGGCAAAGACGCTTCGGGTCGTTGTGCCAGATGGGCACGTACCCCGACTGGTGGCGGTGGCCGCAGGCGAGGATGTGGTCCCGGTACCCGAAGAGGGTCTCGCGGACAAGGGCGTGCGCCGGGTTGAACTGGGATCGACCCGGGAAGTCGTGTCGGACGTTTACACGCACCGACGCGCCGTTGGGCAGGTTCAGCTGCATGCGCGCCCCGCCGTCCGAATAGACGCCGATGGCCTTGTGCAGGCGGTGCATGATCTCGGCGGGGTCGCCGTAGTCCGTGTGCCACGCCCCGTGGTTGCCCGGCTCCCAGAGGAGCCACGGCAGCTGGAGCATCAGCCACTTGATGAGCTTTAGCGACTGGCGCGCGGTGACGCTCTGGTTGGCGTAGAGCCGCATAAGCCTTCCGACCCAGTTGTTGCTGGTGTCGCCGACGTTGACGGCCATGATCCCGGGAGTGTCCCGGCAGACGGCCACATCACGCTCAAGGTCGCCCCACGCGCAGCCCGGGTCGTCGACGTGCGGGTCGCCGATGAAGCTGATGGCGACGGGGCCGTCCATGGTGACCTTGACCTGACGAAGCTCCGTCGCGGACTCGTGCAGCTTCCGTTTGGCGTGCCGATCCTTGAGCAGGCCGATCAGCTCCTCTGCCGAAAGCTCGCCGTCGTGCGGGAGGCCCTCAAGCTCAAAGATCGGCGCAGCTTTGACGGGCCGGTAGGCCGACTGGCGCGGCTCCAGTCCATACAACTCCTTGGCCCGCTTGAGCCGGGAGCGCACAGTCATGGCGGGGATCGCCTCTCGCTGAGCGAAGACCAAGACTGCGCCGGGGTTCTCGTTGTCCCCCTTGACGCCCGGGTAAGGCACGCCCTCACCCATGATTTCCTCGATGGCCGCGATGAGATCCTCCGCGGCCTCGCGACTGATTGAAGGCATTGGCACGTGAGTGCTCCGTAACTGTTACCGGGGGGCCTTCGTGTCCAGCTTGTCGTAGATCTTGTCGAGAAGCTCGTGGATCCGCCCGATGTCCTGACGGAAGTCATCCTTGGACACGTACTCTTTGGGCAGGTCGGCGCGCAGACCGGCCAAGTCCGTGCGCAGCTCCTTCACGGCGCCCCACAGCTCACGCAGGAACCACCCTCCGAGGGCCATGACGAGGGCGGCGAAAATCTGCAGGATGGCGTCCCACTGCATGGCACTTAGCTCCAATCGCTCCGGGGTGGGTAATCCGTGCGGCGCTTGGCTCGCTCGGGGTGGTCGTACTGACCCGGGCGCTTGCCCTCGTCGCGCTCGATCGCTTTCTCGCAGTGGTGCGGGTCGATCCAGTCGAGGATGCGGCACAGGACACAGGCAAACTTCCGGCCCCGCCGCCGGTCCTTGGCGATGCGGGAGCTGATCGTTTCATCCTCGTCGCCGCCGAGGATGACATTGAGCAGTTGGTCGGCGGCCACGAAGAGGCGCCGGAAGTAGGACAGGATGGGGCGACCGGGGACGGTCGCGCTCTCTTGCGGCATCTCGTTCACGGCGACTCCCCTGCGAGGATCTGCGCGGCGCGGCCCGGCGCGAGCAGCTGAGCCGCCTCCAGCGCCGGAAGGCCCGCTTGGATGTCCGGGTCGCTCAGGCGCACGACGGTCGCTTGGCTCAGCTTGTACTGGTAGACGGCCACCATCGGGCTGACCTTGGCCGCTTCGAGCAGTGCGCCCAGCTCCGCGTCCGTGAACAGCCGCAGGAAGTCGACCTTGTTCAACTCGTCGACAGGCGGCGGGGGCGGCGGGTCGGGCGTGAAG